ATTTCGTACAAAAATAATGGTAACAAGGTTGCTCGCAGCGACGGGGCTAGGCCTTTGATGGAGTTACCTGAGTCACTACCGAGTGACATTGATTACCCTTGGTACATTGCTGAAGCCAAGGACATTTTAGCTGACGTGGGGGTATGATGGATAAAGACGAAGCAATACACAAAGCATTAAAAGTTTTAAATTGTTTAAACAACGACAGAGTATATGAAACTGCATGGGTAAAAAGTGCAATCAATGCGTGTGAAGAAGTAGTAGATATTTGTGATAAATGTGGAATGTTGAATTGTGAATGTGGAAAACATGATGACCTCTAAAGACGAAGCATTAAAGATGGTGATTAATTGGTTTGAAGGTGGGGATTTTTATTATCCTGAAGAATTGTTAAACGCTTGCAAAGAAGCACTAGAACAACCAGCGCAAGAGCCTTTAACTAGGGCACAACAAGTTATTCGTGCAAATAATACCGCACAACCAACGCAAGAACCTGTGGCTACTGTTGCTGTAGATAATTTTGGTAACATTTCTGTTGGCTGGATTAAAAATCCAAATCATAACGATAAACTCTACACCCACCCTCATCAATGGCAAGGATTAACGGATAATGAGATACAAGAATTAACGCATGATGGTGTTGCAGATGAATACGATATTAAATTTGCCCGTGCTGTTTTAGCCAAAGCAAAGGAAAAGAATTATTATGGACCAACCTAAGGAAGTGCCTATCGCTATCGTTGCGATGGAAGATGGCCGTATTATTTTAGAGTTGCCAGGCGGTGGCTATGAGATTAATGAGCTTGAACGAATTATTGCTAATGCTAAGTTGGCAATGGCTGACACTAGAGGAATGATGTTAAATTAAATGGCACAAGTCTATCAAACTGACAATATGGAGGCAGGTATCCGCACAATGGTTGAGCGTAATGACCGATGTGTGTTGTATCTTAATTATGAGAACCCTAGACCGATTAGACTTAGAGGCAATGACCTTAAAGATATTCGCGGGGCGGTGTGTAAAGCTTCTCAGCCGATGGCTAAACTTCAGCTACAAAGTTGGGTGCAGCAACGAGGGTTGCTTTATTACTCACCAGCGAGGCGGGTCAATCTTTTGCCTGAATGTGACGCTATGTTCTTTGTGGAGTCCCCACATATCTACGCACGGTATGCTGAGCTAGTCAAAAAGGTTAAGCGTGAGATCGTGATCTACCGCCCGCCTACTTGGGCATTGCACGAGGAGTTGATTGAGCAACGCTACCCTACGTCTTATTTAAACTTGACGATGCTATTGGCAGTTGAGGGGTTTGTGCAGCGTGAGCTGTGTGACATCCACAAAGCAGCGTTAAACTACTCAGGATTTGACCCTGAAGGCGCTTGCGTATTTGAGGCTGGCGACATTATGGAAGTGACTGGGGCTAAGCTACCTCAAGTCAATAAATTATTCCGAGAATACGGCTTCAGGAGTAAGTTCCTTCGCTACGATGTGATTGCGCCGATGGCCGAACCTGATAACCCTTACTTAATGGAAATGTACCGCGAGATTGAAGCGTTGCCTGACGTTTACAACGGCTACCGTATGATCCCGTTTATGCGATTACCAGGTGAATACTTTAATAAGATGAACATACTGACACAATTGTACCGCGAGGGGTCTATTAGAAAGTTGCCGTCTATCTACGTACTAGAGGCGGGGTATCGTGCGAGAGAACGACACGTTGATGATGCTATTACAGTGGCCAATCGTGCTCAGTGGTTTAAGATGCGTAACCTCGTGGACAACGCACCTATATACCCGATTCCACATGAACAACTTGCTCACCTTGCTCAAATTCGATCTGAGAAACACGCACACTCTTTATTCTTGGCGCGGTTGTTTGATAAATCTGATTCAGCTCAGCGAGAATAGAGCTTTGCCCATCGTTACGAACAGTGTCATTCCCCGAACCCTTAAGTGCAATAGCGGCTTTGAGTTTGACCTCGGCCATAGCAGCACTGTCGAAGCCCATCATGGCCATGTCGTGGATGACGTTAAGTGCGTCGAGTTTATAGTCTCGCGTCAGCAGCTCAAGCTGGTCCTCAAACTGCTCTCGGCTCATTTTGGCATATTCGGGGTCAAGTTTGACCTTAGCGATGGCGGCCACAAAACCTTGCATTTCCTCTGAAGCGCGGATATAGCTATCCACCTCACGGGCAGTGCAATTGAGATACGCGGCTGCTAGGAATAAGTCACCTTTACCAAACGTGAGCGCGTCACGAATGGTTTGCTCGGTGACTAATCCATCCATTAGAGCACTACGGGTCATGGTTAAAACTCCAAGCCCTTAGCGTAGCCCATTTTATGTAAAAGTGGAAGCTGTCTTTTCATACGACCAGCCCCGATGTCAGGACGGTAGAATGGACTATTAGGTATCTTGACCTTTTTAACCGCACTGTAAGCATTGCGGCGAGCACCAGTGATTGTCTCACCAGTACCAGTGACGACCATCGTATAGTCACCACAGGTAACTAAGCCAGGTAAGTCCACTACTTTGTCACCAACCATACGTGGCGATGTACCGAGCATTACCTCTGATAGATGGATACGTTCTTCATCATCGGCACCGCGGATAGGAATACCGCAAAGCTCTTTATTTGTGATTTTCGAGTATGGAAAGTCAGGTAGCGCGATAACCACACTGACACAGACTTCACCATTAATCGCTTCGATTGTGTCCTCACCATTGAGCAAGTCTAATTGCCATTGGATAGGATCAGCGTTTTTAATATGAGCAGTCACATTGTGTTTTGATGGCCAACCGTCACGCATTGTAAATTCCATTGGCCAAGGGCCATCGGCATCAATAATGCAGTTATTGTCGATGTAGCCCACATAACCTAGGCGCTCTAGGATAGGTGTCATCGGTAGCAATACTTGTTCAGCAAGCTTACTGCGTTTTACCATGCGAGATAGAGTCCCCATCTCACCAGTGTTCACGCCTAAGTCGTCAGCCATGAGTTTTTTGTATTCCCAATTCTCATAGAACCATTGTGACCAACCACCTGGTCCGAACCAACCGCCCACCGCCATCTCAATACCGTACTTGCGCTCTTGTAAAATGAAGCCTTCAGCTTTAGCAGCTTTACGTAAGGCTTCGTTGCCTTTCCAGCGGTTAAGCATGTAAACCAAGTCAGCAGGGTCGGAAGCCACATAAGACAACGCTTTATTGGCATCACCTGAAGGCTTAGACACGAGGAATTGTGGATTTTTCTTAACGAAAGCGATGGCTGCATCATAATCGTGGAAAGCTTTAGATTCCATAATATTGATACCGACCTCTTTCATCGCCTTTTGCCCAGCATCACGATCAAGCTCAAGCGCAGCGGCTTCCACAGAAGGGGCTAGGATTGGATACCCTTTAAGACGATACGGCTCCATGAATTGCAAGTAGAAAACGTTATCAGGTAGATAGATTAGGTCAGCCCAGTCCATCCACTTCTTAGGGATTTCGTTCCAGTCATTAATCTTTTCAATCATGCCCATACCAGCTAGGCGGGGTGTACCGTCGGGGCGAGCTTTATCGAACCATTTAACTTGCCATCCAGCGTTCTTAGCGCGGAGGGCCATGTCTAGGCAGTTGGAAGCGTTATCAATAATTAGTAGTCGTTTACTCATGGTCTTAGCTCTATCTTAAAAAATATTTCGTCTAACTGTTTCTTCAACTGCACCAAAACCTATAGCACTAGCTATCCATTTGATAATTTTTTGAGATTCCATAGCTTTATCATTTAAGGTTTGAGCATTATCAATTAATTGTAAAGAAGTATCTAATTGGTCTTTAGTAATTAAACCTTTTTTGAAACCTTCTCGCAATAAATTGTTATAGCTAGATAAAGCTTGCTGTTTAGATTTATCACCAGGTAATGCAGCTAAAGCATCGGCTTCTGTAATTTTATTATTAAATGCAGCTAGCATTTTTGTTTTTTCTTCACTAGAGGTGGCTAAAGTTTTAGCTAATTGCTCTTGTGAAGAACGTTTAGTTAACTCAGAAGTTAACTTTTCAGCAACTTTAGGTGTTGCTTTAAGTGTAGCTTCCATTTGTGGTGCTTTTAAAGATGCTAAATTAACCTCTGCGGTTTTTTGAGTAAATGATTTGCGTAAATAATCTTCAGCCAATTTATTGACTTGAAGTTGAGCTGTTGCCTTTGCTTCTTTTGATGCGCCACGACCACCAGCAAGTGCTTCAACTAAAGATTCAACATTTTCCTTTTTAGAGAAAATTTTACCTGGCAAGTCTTGTGATTTAGTCACATCAAAAGCATTTTTTTTAAAACCACCTTCAGTACCTTCTAACATTTTGCCAAACTTGCTATTTAAAAAGTCTAATGGCGCCATTAGTTTTTCATAACCTTTAGTCGCTTCAGCATATTTAGGTGAAAATTTACCAATTTGTTCGTCCAAAGTGTCAGTAATATCCCTAGCGCTTTTAGTAAACAATCTAGAATAACCTTCTAGAGGATTGGCATACCCTAATTCTTGCAACATCTCTTTTGCGTCTTTTAAATTTAAATAAGCACGACCTGTTTTTTCAGATTCAGTAATAGCAGGGATCCCTCGCATACCAGTGGCAGGTGCTAATTTTGGTGCAGAAGTACTTTCAGACCCTAAAATCATTGATTTTATGCTATTTAATTTCCCTGTGATTGCAGGTTCATCCTCATATCGTTTTAAAAGTGAATTAATTTGCGTGATTACTGGTTTGGTATCCACAAACTTACCAGCTTGCTCTAATTGAGAAGCCTCTTGGTCCGCAGCAGAATATAATTTAGAGGCTTCAGATTTAATATTTTGTCTGACTGGGGTCAATGTGTTAGCCACTACATCTTTAATTAAATCCCCTTGTTCATCTAAGCTAGGTACCACAGGTGATTTCATTCGATCAGCTAATTTGGCATTGATTCGATTCATTTGTTGAATAGTAGATTCTTCACTTTTTAATGCACCTTGTACCAATTCACGGGATTTACCTGCCGCTAATTCTTCAGCTTCAGCAGCTTTAGTTGCACCCGTTAGTTTTCCGTAAATTGCAGAAGGTTTAATACTAGGTGGGACAATTTTACCTAAAGCTTTAACTCCGCCTACTTCTTGATTCAAATCAGACAAATCAGAGCCTAACGCCGCTATATTTTTACCAGCAATTGTTGCGCCACGTCCTATCATTTGCGGACCTTGCACTAAAGCTGATTCCGCTGGACCAAATCCTTGTAATATTTTTTCACCAGTATCTTTAACTCCATACGGCACGGCATTGACAATAGCTTGCCCTTGACGTGTTCTAGGTTCATACCCAAAAGGGGCTAATCCTGCTTCAACCACACCAATAACTGGGTCAGTAATATAATTTTTAGCCAATCGCATTGGGTCCCATGCTGGTCTAGTATCGGGTGCTTGGACTGGAGGTTGAGGTTGACCTTGCGTACCAAAAGGTCCCAAATCTTTTGGCCCAGTGGACGCCATCCATTCTTTAGGCACATCCATTCCGTTAGCTTTTAATTTTGTGGCCAACTCTTGTTTAGATGTATTGTCAGGAATACCTTTTACAACCACGCCATTGGGTAAGGTTACGTCCATTATTTCAAATCCTCCCAATTGACAGATTTAGACTTACCGCCACTTCCACTACCATCTTCCCCACGCATCAATTTATTCAATTTATCGCGTTCACTTGCGGTTGAATTTTCAGCAGCTTTAATATCAGCGTTGATACCACGTAATGCACCTTGCAATTGGGTAAATGGCATATTCCCATTAGCTAATGCTTCAGCATCCGCACCATGAGATACGTGCATTTGAGCATTTGATCCTGGCATTGTGGTTGCGACTGTATATTCACGGCTAAGCGAATACATTTTGTTTTTCAATTCTTGGACATCAGGATCATTACCATATTTACGATACAAATCATTAAGCGTCGCATTTCCCGACATACCGAAAAGACCAGTGTTGACCTTTTTAGCCAATGCCAACACTTGAGGTTCAAGCTCTTTAACCATATTTGTTGCACGAGCCACGCCCTCTTCTCTAAGTTGATTAGCATCAAGTGCTTTTTTATATGATCCAAAGTCAGCTTTAGCCGTTGCTGGATTAAAATCAGGCCATTTGTTCGCAACTTCATCTCGAATTGCATTTTGTAAAGGTACCATTTTTGTGCTACGAACGTTAGTAGGTAACTCACCACTAGAATGATAAGCATCAACCGCTTGGTCAAAAGCGGCAGGTGACATTTTATATTTAGCTGCAATCTTATACGCATCTTGCGTAGTAATAGGCGCACCTGACGTATCACCAAACCCATCACCTGCACCAGTTTTAGGGTTAAAATGCGGGGATGTAGAAATTGTATTCCAAGTTTTAGTACCAGCGTCATATTCTTGAAAGATATCACGCCCATTACTTTCAATTTTTCGAGTTTTTGGTGCAGCGTTTGGATTCCATTTATCTCCACCAAAACCTCCCATTGGTTTGGTTTCGCCTGTCATTTTATTAAACATTACATATTTAATTTGATCACCAACTTGAACTGGCCGTTCTTCCCATGTTCCAGCCATAGCTTGAGCTTGTTTTAATAAATTTAGTTCATCACTATTTTGAGCTTGAATGATAGGTATCATATCTTTTAACGCCATCATTTTTTGCATAGGGGTAGCTTCAGGCGCATTAGCATTTATTAATGAGATTGCATCACTTACTGAACGAACTTGCGTACCTTGAGGTTGAGTTTGCATTGCTGGGGGTGCGTTAGCCACATTCATGCCGCCACCTTGAGGCGCATTACCTTGAGCTAGACTTTGCACTGTTTGATAAGGCATTAATCCTTGTGGTTGTCCACTAGCTTGAGGGGGAGCCATACCTCCCATACTACCACCTTGAGCCATTGGAGTAGCTTGAGGTGGCGCCATTTGACCTTGCATACCGCCCATACCACCGTTAGGTGAGACTGGTGGTGTCATTGGCACTGACGCTTGACCTGGGCTTGGGGGAGTTGGTGCAGGTCCACCATACGCATTAATTGGAGGTGGACGATTACCTAAAGAATTAAATGTAATACCCGCTGACGCTAATTGGTCAGCATATTCTTGTTTTTTAGTTTGCATTAACCAATTTTGATAATCGGCTTGTTGCTGTTTTATGGCATCAGCTTTAGCAGCTTGCATCCCTTGAGCGATTCCAGCTAAATTTAGATTCATAATAGCCTCTTATTAAGTAGGGGTAGGCGTGTAATATAGACCTGAAGTATCAGGTAATGCGCCAGCACCAGTGTAAACTCCATTGGCATTATAATTATTTTGGTTAGCCATAGATTGTGAGCTTGCATTACCGCCACCAAAAATGTTCGTATTGAGCCAGTTGCCCACAGAAGGATTACTGCCGATTTGTTGACCTAAATACGCACCACCTGCTGCTGCTTGCTGATTAAGGGTTTGCTGACCAATATATTGATTGTATGCGTTCATGCTTGCAGCTTGACCCATGCCCATGTAAGCCTGAGCTTGGTTCATGTTAGTAGCGTTAAGCCCTTGCAAGCCAGCCATTTGCTGAGCATATTGCTGACCGACCACACCAGGTTGTTGCGCGGCATATTGCTGTGCTGATAATGGCACTTGACCAGCTTGTTGTTGATAACCACCAGCAGTACCATACGCACCAGCTTGTGCAGCTAAGTTAGCACCAGTCAATTGACCTTGTGCGCCACCAGCTTGACTACCTTGAACCATCGCACCAAGACCTTGCGTTTGACGAGCCAATTGTTGATTTTGCCATCCAATGTCAAAGTTTTGCATCGCTTGGTTGTATTCATCGCCACCCACAGCAGAGTTACCCAAGCCACGCATTGCTTGGCCCGCGTTGACCTGGTCAGTTAGTTGCTGTTGCGTTTGCTGGAATAGCGCGTTTTGTGGGTCAAGCGCAGTCTGATAGACTTGGTTCCCAGCATTGTACAAATTCTGTTGCTGCTGGCTAGATAAAGCTGCTTGCTGACCGTAAGCACCAGCTTGTTGACCAGCCACATTAGCGCCTTGACCGTAATAGTTACCTGCTTGACCGTATGCTTGTAGGTATGGGTCATAATTAATTGCGTTTTGTTGTTGTAATGATTGTTGGAATAACGGGTTTGCACCTTGGTACGCTTGGTTTACGATATTTTGGTTTTGACCATACGCTTGTTGCCATGCAGTATCAGCACCGCTTGTCCATGTGGGTTGATAAGCAGGTGCGCCACCACTGTATTGACTACCGCCACCACCGCCCATTAAACCACCTGCAATTGAACCTAAGACTGGCCCTGCTATTGCGCTGAAAAATCCCATGCTATTCCCCTGTTGGCTTTATATCAGCAGCATCTAAGTCAGGGCTATCTGTCGCATGGATACAAAACCAAACGACTGGTGTTAGCGCTTCGACAAAATGTTGCTTGTTTGCTTCAATTGTTAAGCATTGAGGTCCAGTAAATTCCGCTACCACACCATCAACCACAACCCTAGCTGTACCACTTGCTAAAATGCTCATGTGGTCAAAGCTATGGATGTGCTGAAGTAATTTAGCACCCGCAGGTACATGCACTTCTTTAGCATATACCCCTGAATTGAAATGATGAATAATATCAACATTTGCGCTTTCTTTTAAGATACGGTCAACCTCTACTGTTGCGGTACCTTTTGGGATAAATACTTGATCCTCAAATCTCATTTGCTCTTACCTCTGTGTTTAGCTTTATATTCGGGTAAATGGTGACTATGTAGTGATTGTACACCAGTTACTTGACCTGCTGCTTTAGCTACTTTAGCAGCTTCACCACGATTAGCAAATTTGCCATTGCTAAGTAAGAAACCACGTTGACCTTCAGCATCAATGTCTTTATGTTGCAATCCCAACCGTGGGGCTGGGACAACTTTACCTGAGCTAGTTTTAATTGCTGGACGTGCGACTTTAGTAACCATAATTAGCTCCCCACAGGTGTCGATTGGTGAAGTAATACATCTTTTGCTTGACTGCCAGCAGATGACCCGAAATAAAACCCGATAATGCCAGTCCAAGCTGTACCTAATGAACCAAGCATAATCATTAGCTCGTCAGATTTAGTAGCATACCCTGCCATCAATGCGTAAAGGATACCAAAGAAGCCCACCGTCACAAAAATAGCTAAGGCGCCAGGTATCCATGACTTTGTGGCTGACTGCATAGAGCGTGCTGAGCTGCGGTCTTGAACCGCTAGTTGCTCAAAGTTTAAGCCTAGTTGTTGGGCTTGAGATTGTAATTGCAACTCAGCTTGTTTAAGTGAAGCGATTTGATCGGCAGATAATTTTCCGCTTTCAATCGTTTTATTGACATCATTCTCATTCACACCAAGGGCTTTAGAGATTGCTGTTACTGCTAATCCAGCTAGTGGACCACCTAAGCATGATGCAATGGTTGGTGCAATTTGTTCTAACCAGTTCATATTAAACTCCGTTCGTATAAGTTGCGACACCGTTCACAAAGTGAGCAGTCAATACTTCACGACGCATTTTAGGGTCAAACGAGATATGCACCCAAGTACCTTCTTGTATTAATTGGTCAAACTGTAAGTCTGAGGCGGCAAGCTGTTTAACGATGTCGAGAGGTGTACCACGATCAGGGCAAGTAAAATCAGCAGCATAACCATCCATGTGAGCTGAATTGCTCGCACCATGTAAAGCCTTATTCAATGCGGGGCAACGATAGCCTGAGCTAATCAGGAGGGGGCTGTTGTATATGCTCAGCAAGCTACGCACTTGCTCTAACCCTTGAGCCAACACATTAAGGTTGGCTAATATTGCGTCTGAAGGCGTATTGTCGATACCTAAGCGTACCGCTGTGTCTGAGCGAGTAAGCTCCTCAAGACTAAAGTGAGTTGTTATTTGTGTCATTTTGTTTACCGTGAATTAAGCGTTGAACAGTTTTGGTCTCATATATCCGTAAGCAAACCCATAGG